TGGCGAAGGAGCGGTTCTACTCAGATGGGCGCGTGAAGTTGGCGACGGCGGCGTTGAGGCTCGCGGGCGAACCATTTATGAAACTGGTGAAGGCATGAGACTCCCGACACGGACCCCGCGGCAAGCGCAGTACGAGGACGCGCGGCAGTTCCACGAACGGCTGTGGGAAGCACACCAGGCGGGCCGGCCGATCACCATGTTCACGTCAGCGCGGCTGCTGTCGTGGAGTGTATCGGACTTCTGGCGACGTCGCGGGTTCCGGTTGCGCTGCGCCACGTTGCCGAGCGGTGTGGTGCGGGTGTCGTTAGAGAGTCGCTGATGGTCCTCGCCTTCCTCGGTCAGCCCAAGCATTACACGGAGACGTTCATGCGTCGATGGGGAGCGAAACCGTGACCGAGCAGCCGCACGGTAAGGCGCGCGAGGTTTGCCCACATTGCGGCGAGTGGAAGAGTCGGCAGGCCGCTCAGTGCCGTGGTTGCTCGAACAAGAAGATGACGCGCCGTGTCTTGAAGCCGTGTGAGACGTGCGGCAAGACGATGCGCGTGAAGCCGTTCCGCTTAGATAGCACAAAGTACTGCTCTCGGCCGTGTATGGCGGTTGGCTACGCGCGGCGCATGGTGGGTGCAGAGAATCCAAATTTTAGAGACAGGCTGAGGCGTCGGCAGTGCGGCCATTGCGGTCGATCCATCACTGGCTACATGGATACCCTCAAATACTGCTCTCGGCGGTGCAAGCATGAGAGCGAGAGCTTTAGAGATCAGATGCGCCTGAAGGGACGTAAGGACCTCAACCACGACGTGATCGCCAATGCTTTCGAGCAGATGTATTGCCCGGTGCTCGATCTGTCGAAGGTTGGCCGAGGAATGCCGGACCTACTGGTGCTGTGCGGAACGGTGTGGCACCTCGTTGAGATCAAGAATCCAGACACAGCCTATGGCCGTAAGGGGCTGAATAAGCGGCAGCAGGAGTTTAAGGACAAAGTACAGGGCTGCGTCGAAAACGTGAGCACGGTCGAAGGCGTGGTGGAGCTCGTGACGCGCTGGCGCGCTGCGCCGGAGCAAAAGATTTGGCGGGAAGCGTGATGGTCGGGGTTGGCGTATGACGGGAGCCAGAGACATGAGTGTAGCGACTACTCCAGCGTGGGTGGACGCACTGCGCGCGGAGGATGCGTGCGACGAGGCGGTCGCCTTTGCTGCGAACTTCGACACGTTTCAGTCCGCGTGGGCGGCGTGTGATCGGGGCGACTGGATGCTGTGGTGGATCGGGCGTGCGATGCCATCCACGCCGATGTCGGCAGAGCGACGGCCCCTGGTGCGGATTGCCTGCGCGTGCGCGCGGTTGGCCTTACCGTATGTGGCGCCCGGCGAGGACCGACCACGGATGGCGATCGAGTTAGCGGAACGGTGGGCGAGTGGCGATGACACGGTGACGCGCTCGCAGATGCGCGCCGCCGCCGCCTACGCCGCCGCCGCCGCCGCCTACGCCGCCGACGCCGCCGCCGCCGCCGCCGCCGCCGCCGACTACGCCGACGCCGCCGCCTACGCCGCCGCCGACGCCGCCGCCGACGCCGCCGCCGACGCCGCCGCCGCCGCCGCCGCCGCCGCCGACTACGCCGACGCCGCCGCCTACGCCGCCGCCTACGCCGCCGCCGACGCCGCCGCCGACGCCGCCTACGCCGCCGACGCCGCCTACGCCGACGCTCGTCGTGACATGCTCAAAGCCTGTGCGGATCTGGTCCGTGCCGAGTATCCCGCTCCACCTGGGGTTGGCGTATGACGGCGTCCACTTTACAGACGAGGACGTCTCGGTTCAACCGCTACTGGACGTGTCCATTTTGCGCGTGGCGTGCTCATGTCTCACTGAAGGCGCATTTCCAAACTGGTCAACCACTGTCGAAGGAACAGCAGATCGCGACATTGACGCATGAGGCTTCACGACACTTTCGAGAGCGTCACAAGAACGATTACGCGCGTGGTGGCGTATGACGGCGTCCACGGGAGCGCCAGGAGACGATCGCATGAGTGAGCATAACGTCGTGCAGCAACCGTGTCAGCGGTCGAGTCCGAATGGTGGGCGTTGTTGGTTTCCGCTGGGGCATGACGGGCCGCACGACTTCGAGTTACCAAGTGCTGCCGATGTGCTCGGGATTCTCAAAGATACCGCCGCGTCCGTCGAGGGCGCACGGTCGCAAAAGGAGGAGAGTTATGGACAAGTTGAACGAACTGGACGCTGCACAGATGGCTCAAGTGACACCGTGGCTGACGCGGATGCTGATGCGCGTGTTTCGAAGGCGCTTGAATCGAGACGTGCTGTCGAGGCTGATGAACCGCTGCTACGAGCGCGGGGTGATCAACAGTCATCAACTGCATGCGATTCATCACCACATGGACCCGACGCAGAGCGGTTACATCGGCAAGCTGTAGTCGAGGGCGCACGGCAGGAACCGCGACTGGTAAAAGCCGCGCAGGACGCGATCGCATTCCTCGATTCGGTTGAGTGGAACGACCATACCTCCGAGGAGGATGCGGGCAACGTCCAGCACGAACTGGAAGAGGCGTTGCGGGCTGCCGCGCTCGTCCGAGCGCCCGAGCCGCTAGCCGAACAGATCATTGTCGGAACCTGTCGCAATGGGAGTCCGCATTACTGCCCAAACTGCGATAACTCATTCACGGCGCTGAAGCCTGCCACCTCCTTCGCCCCACCCGAGGGGCTGCGAGAGTTACTGCGTGAGTTGAACGAGGCCGCAGAGGCTTACCGCATTAGCTCGACACAGTGGCGACAGCAGGACATTCCGCACGAGCAACGATTGATCACGATCCGAGAGAAAGTTCGTGCTGCGTTGGCCCACGTCGATCCACCCACAGGGGAGCCGTAGATGAAGGTGTACGCGAACTTCGGCGAAACGTCGATTCAGCAAGCCATCGCGGAAGGCTTTGACGGGCTGCGGGTGGAGGGCGAGCCGCAGGCGCTGGTGTCGGCCTTTGTCGACCAGCCGCTGCGCCCGTTGTTCCTGCTCCATGACGTCAGCCACGCGGAGCCGCTGCTGGATGCACTCCTGCCGATGGAGGGGCGCCTACTGGAGCCGGCGATCGAAGTGTTTAACGAGCTGGAGGAAGGCCGGGTCGATGAGGTGACCTATGTCGACGGCGTGACCCAGGTCTACGAGGACGCCAGGGCGCGTCGGTTCCACGGACGCATCATCGCCGGCGGGCTGATGAACCTGAGCCGGGACTCACTCGACTTCTACGCCCGCGTGATGCCGGAGCTCCCACCTGACGTGGTGATCGGCTTTCACGACTACCCGTATGGCAACCAGCAAGGGCCACGGCGTCCGTGGCCTCGGAGCGGGGGCATTGACGAACTGAAACAGATCGCGAACGGACGGGACATTGTCTGCACAGAGTTCGGCTGGCATACGTGGTGGGAAGAGGCGGGGTTCTGGATCTGGAAGCGCGACGTGCGCCTGACGGACGAAGAGGTGTACCAGAAGCTGGTTACGGACTTCCGCCGGTATGCGGCCCGAGGCGATCTCGACGTCGTGGTGGCGTTCCAGTGGCGGGACGGGCCGGCGGGGAGCACGGACTTTCGGGACTACTTCGGGCTGCACGCGGCAGACGGAGCGCCGAAGCGACAGCTGGACGCGATTCGAGACTGGAGACTCTGATGGCTGATGTCGTACCGCGGTTAGTGGTGCTCCCGCCGGAATTTGCGGGCGCCTCGGGCTACTTGGACGACGTGGGCGGGGGGCACACGTTCACGCTTGACCAGGACGGCCATGCACTGCTCGGGCTCCGCATCGGGGCGGACTGCACGGACGCCTACAGCTATCTGACAATCGACGCGCAAGGCTACAAGCCCTACGTACGCCACGGTGTGCTGATTCGCGCCGGCCGGGACCGGCAGATCCGCGTGGGTGTTGCCCCTGACCCCAGTCGCCAGGGTGATACGTTGCTGCCGGCGGTGGAGCCACTGCTGCAGACCGTGTCTCGCGCGCTCGTCGGGCCGTTGCGTGTGGTCCATCATCCGACATCTGGACTCCGAACGCACAGCTACGCGGACGACACGGGACCGCGACGGGTGCTGTTCTGTTCGTGGTTCTGCGCGTTAAGAGACTGGCGCGACAACCAGTCTGCGGCCGAGGGCGTGCTCGATCGCGTCGTCACGGCTGGCTATCAGGGGATTCGTATCCTGCGGGTGTTGGGCGAGTCGGATACGAGCGGGTATTTCGCCGGACGTGCCGTGCTACCTGAGTGGTCGATTCAGGCACTCGTCGGCTTCGGCCTCGCCTGCCAGGCGCGTGGGCTTCGTCTCCAGCTCAGTTGCGGTCGGCAGTGGGGCACATCGGAACGCATGGCGTGGGAGACGCGCTGTGCGCAGGCGCTGCAAGCCGCCGGCCTCGCGCAGACGATCGCGCTGTGGGAAGGCGATAACGAGTACTGGCAGAACGCGCCGATGCGGGATAGCGACGAGCAGATTGCGTTCTACGGCCAACTGTTCGCGATGGTGCGGTCGACGCTGCGACCGGCGCCGCTGTGTGCGTGTGGAGCGCCACCGAACGAGAATCCAGAAGCGTTGTATCGTGCGTCGACACACTCGGACATCCTCGAAAAGCACGGGATGCGCGACGAGGATCGGTGCGTCAAGCGTGCGTTTACCCCGAATTATTGGGAAGGCGATCCGGGCCACTTCCCGCTGCCGATGTGGGAAGGCGAGCCGAAGCCGCATGTCCATCCCGATGCGTTCATGGGCACGACGTCGCAGGGCCGCATCGTCGCCACGCTCGCGATGAATCAGCTCGTGGGCAATGCCGTCACGTTCTTCAGCGGGGAAGCGGTACGCGGTCGTGACCCGTCGATCGCGCCAGGCTTCTCCGCGGTGCCGCTGCTGCTGAACAGTCTGCCTGAGGACATCGCCACATGGGGTCATGTCTCAGGCGGGAACATCTGGTGGTGGCAAGGACCAGGGAAGAAGTTCGCCACGGTGTGCGACGGAGACTTCTGGGGACCGTCAGCGCTGGCTCCCCCACAGCCGATCGCGTGGTCGACCATCATCGGGCCTGAGTGGGACTGGCGCGAGGGCGGCACCACGCCCACCATACGACCAGGCGAGGGGGCTGCACTCATCGTGGGCGAGTTCGTCTGATGGCCGAGAAAGCGATTGAGCGCGTCCTGAACGCCGTGCAAGCCGGCCATGAACTCTCGAGCGCCATCGCGCAGTACGCGCACGTCCACCCGAACACCACCGTGGAGCTCTTACGTGTGCTCACGGAGGGCGGGCACGTCGTACGCGAACCGATCGTGAACCACCGCCGGGGACGCCCGTCCTACCGCTACCGATTTTTCCGCCCGATTTCCGCGAATATTTCGGCCGTTTGTTCCACCTAACCGTCGCCGTCCTGTGCATCATGAGCATGGGACGGCTCGTTCCACAGTAGACGGAGTAGATGGCTAAAGGCCGCAAGACCGGCGGCCGGGTAGCCGGCACGCCGAACAAGCTCACGCAGGGGTGCAAGGACTCGATCCTGTCGGTCTTCGCGAAGCTGGGGGGCATTCCGGCGATGGCGGCGTGGGCGCGCGAGAACCAGACCCAGTTCTACATGCTGTACGGGCGTTTAATCCCGCACGAAGTGGTCGGCCCTGGCGCCGGCGGGGAGCATCTGGTCAAGACGATCGTGCATGAGTACCACGGCGACGCCTGAGTCCGAAGTCCGCATGGTCTGGAAGGGCGTGGTCGCGCAGTTCATGCGCGATACCACCCGGCTGATCGACTTCGAGGGGGCGTTCCGAGCGGGCAAGACCACGGCGGCACTGTGGAAGGTGTTCACGTCATGTCTCGAGCATCCGGGCATCCATTGGCTGATCTGCCGCTACTCGGACGAGGACACGCACTCGACGCTGAAACCACCGTGGCGGGCTATCTGCAACCGGGCCGGCGTGCGGGTGACCTGGGACCCCGAGGAGCTGTGTGATGTCTTTCCTGCGGTCAACGGGAAGTCCTCGCGCGTCTACATCCGCGGCATCAAGGCGCAGGACCAGACGTCCCGGTACAGCAAGCTGCGCGGCAAGACGCTGGCGGGGATTTGCAACGACCAGACCGAAGAACTGCCGCATGACGTGTTCCTCGAGATGACGGGCCGGCTGTCGCAGAGCGGGTATCCGCACCAGATTCTGTTGACCCCGAATCCGCCGGACGAGAACCACTGGCTGGCGCGGGAGTTTCCTGAGGACAACCACATCGTCGGGCGGAAATATTACTCGGCACCCATCTATGCGAACGCGCACAACCTCCCGCCGGAAACGATCACGGGCCTCGAGCAAGCGTACCCTCCGTCGCACCCGAAGCATCGTAGCGCTGTTCTGGGACTCCGCGGCCTCAACGTCATCGGCCGACCTGTGTATGGTGGCGATCCCGAAAAAGGCTTGGCTCCCGCGTTTGTCCGAAGCCTTCATGAACGGGCGCTTACGTTCAACCCTCATCTTCCCCTCTGCGAAGCGGTCGACTTCGGCAAGCACTGCCCGTGCGTAATCTGGGGCCAGTTCACGCCCTACGGCGGCGTGCATCTGCTCGGCGGCGTCATGGGGCAAGACCTCTACCTGCAGGACTTCCTGCCCATCGTGCAGCAGAAGCGCTCCGAGTGGTTTGGCGATCGGCTGCTCGAGGTGCAGACGTGCTGTGACCCCGCCGGCAGTCACGACAACAGCCAGGGCGTGCGCGACAACGGCGTCCGCGTGCTGCAGGACTACGGCTTCGCGCCGCGGTGGAAGGACAACAGCAACGCGCCGGACGTGCGCTTGGCGATGGTGGAGCGGATCGCGTCCTACATGCGGCGTCGGGCGCCGGACGGGGAAGCCTTCGGTGTCGAGAAGAACCCGGAACGGTGGCTGCTCGCGGGGCACGGCGGGACGCGCTCGTGGAAGTTCCTGACGGACGGCCTCGAAGCGGGCTACGTGTGGGACGAGCACATGATCTCGGTGGCGTCGAAGCCGATGCGCCGGCCCAAGAAGGACGGGTGGTATGAGCACGGGCAGAACTGCCTGGAATACCTCGAGCTGAACTTCGGCGGCGCGCAGCCCAGTGCGGAACAGGTGCTGCGGCACGCCTCGCGCGTCGAGGCGGGGATGCTGCGAAAGGCGCAGCGCGACGTCGATCCGTATGACCGGCTGTATCGGCGCACGGTGGGCGGGCGACGGGGTGGTTACTGATGGCGGTCTGGACGATCGTGGCGCCGGTGGTGCACTCCTACGACCACGAATCGAAGGGGCAGGCGATGCTCAAGCTCGAGCCGCAGGCGCCGACGCTGATTCGGGTGTCCGTGGGGGCGTGGGGCTTCTCGCTGCCGCCCAAGGAACTGCGGGCGATTGTCAACGCGGCGTGTGATCTCGCAGAGGTGAAGGGATGAGTCAAACAACCGGCGTCTGTCCGGCCCTGAGCGACAACGTGAAGAAGACCACAACGCGGAAGTCCCCGCGCAAACGCTGATGCCCATCTACCCGAACGGTGACCCCTACGCGGTCAAGCTGACCGACGAGCAGCGCGAGTGCCTGGCGCTCTGGATCACGCGCGAACTCCAGGCCGGCCTCGACGCGCGAGCCAGCCAAGAGCAGGAAGTGGACTACTGGCACCAGCTCTACGAGCAGGCGCGCACCCGTCTGGGGCACAACACGCCGTGGCCGGACGCCGCGGACCTGACGTCCTACATCCCCGCGGAGAAGGTCGACGCGCTCCACGCGCGCATCATGCGTACGGTCTGGTCGGAACCCGTATGGACGGTGGAGGGCTGGGGCCAGGCGGCGCAGCGCGCTCCATTTGTGGAGGAGTTCCACCAGTGGAAGGTAGAAGAAGAGCGGCTGCAGAGCGTCCTCGACAAGCTGTTACTGAACGCGCTCATCGAACCGCGGGCGCTGCTCGAGATTTCCGAGGGCTACGACCTCCAGCCGGTGACGCGGAAGACCATCAATGCGGCGGTGCGGTTCGACCCGATGACGAAGGCGCCCGTGTTCGGCGAGGACGGCGGGCCGCAGTTGATGCAGAAGGACGATGGCACCTACGTCGAAGCGATCGAGGGCGACCTGAGCGCGGAAGTGGTGGTGGATGAGCAGCCCGTGCTGCGGACGGGGCCGCAGTATCGCGTCATACCGTATCGGGACTCCGTGATCCTGCCGGGGCACGCGCGGGACAAACAGCAAATCTGGGGCTACGGGAAGAAGTTCAGTAAGCGGCTGTTCGAGCTCCAGGCGCAGAGCAAGGGCGAGGACGCGCTGTATCACAAGGCGAGCGTCGATGAACTGACCGCGGTACAGGATGCGGAGGCGACGCCGGCCTTGCAGCGGGCGAAGCAAGACGTCGCGCCGACGCAGGACCACAAGAGCGCCGAGAAGGACTTGTGGGAACTGCTCCTGAAGGTGGATCTCGCGGTGATTCTCGAGATGCACAGCCTGCCGGTGCCGAAGAACGCGAAAGGGATGCGCTGGTATGTCTGCACGGTGCATCTGGACCAGCAGAAATTGCTGCGCCTGCAGTATGACGACGTAGAGCGGTGCCGGTTCGTGCCGATCATCCTCTTCCCGCGGCCGGATCGGGCGACGGAGGGCTTCTCGTTCATCGGGCACAAGCTGATCACGATCACGGAAGAGCACACGGCGTGGCGGAATATGGCCGCAGACCGCGCCTCGATGGTGGTGCAGGCGCCGGTGAAGCGGATGACGGGCGCGCTGTGGGACCCGATCGAGCAGCCGTGGGGGCCGAAGGCCGTCATTGACGTGCGGAGCATGAACGAAGTCGAGCCGGTCGTGGTGCCGGAGCAGGACGGCTCCGTGTTCACGCACATTCAGATGATGGAGCGCACCGCCGAGCGCATCGCGGGGATCAACGACATTGCCTCGGGGCAGGTGGCGCAGGAGTCACGGACGCTCGGCGAAGTGAACATGGCGACGGAGCAGAGCTTCGTGCGGATGGACCTGATCGTGCGGCGGTTCCAAGAGCCGATGGAGGACATCGCGCAGATTCGCCACGCGATTTGGAAGCGCACGCTCGCGGAGAAGCCGGACGGGGTGGAGACGCCGCAGTCGCTGATGGTGGGCCTCGAGGGCCGCGGCGTGCCGATCGAGCAGTCCATGCCGAACGGGAAGTTCACGGCGTCGCTACTGGAAGGCTCGTTCCGGTTTAAGCCGTTCGGGAGTGTCGTGTCGGCCGATCCGGGGCGCCGGCGCAATGACCTCGTGCAGTTCATGGAGATGGTGAGCAAGTCGCCGTATTTCCAGTCGTTCCTGATGAACCCGCAGGCGATCCGGGGCATCTTCATGGAGCTCCTGCAGGCGTTCAACATCCACAATCGGGCGGCGTTCATGTCGCAGCAGGGCGGGGGCATGATGCCGCCACAGATGGGCATGGGCGCCCCGCCGATGGGTCTGCCGGGGATGCCACCGGGCCTTCCGCTGGGGCCGGGCCTCACTCCACCCGGAATGGGGATGGGTCCGGGGCTCCCCGGCCAGATGCCGCCAGGACTACCGCCGGGTCCGCCGATGGCGCCGGGACCGATGGGACCGCAGTAAGTGGCGTTCGAGTCGAAAGACCTCTGCATCGGCTTTTTCGCCGACGTCTGGAATGCCGGCCACATCGTCTTTCCCGACAAGGCGCGGATTCTCGAGATTGGCTGCGCGGAGGCGGACTGGCAGAGCCCGATGTTAGCGCTGCGACCGGACCTCGAGATCGTCGGCGTGGACGTGCGCGCGTGTTCACGGCCGGGGGAGCTGATTCAAGCGGACGTACTGACGCTGGAGTTCCCGAAGCAGTCGTGTGACGCGATTGTGTCGGTGAGTGCGATCGAGCACATCGGGTTGGGGGCGTATGACGATCCGCTGGACGAGCACGGGGACAGCGAAACGATGCGCCTGATCGGGACGTGGCTGAAGCCGGGCGGGTTGTGCTACCTCGACGTGCCGTATCGGCCGCACGGGCCGTATCAGAACACGGGGAAGCACCGCGCGTATGACCCGGAGACGTTGGCGAGCCGGCTGTTGGTGCCGTCGGGGCTGCAGCGGGAGTACGCGCAGATTTTTGACCACGGGAGTGACGGGCCGTATATCGCGATGGTGCTGCGGAAGTGAATTTTAGAGAGTTGATGATGTTGTTGGTCGTTCTCGCTGCGGTCCTTGCTGTTGCCGTGTCTCAGAAAGTGCCTTGCCCGTGAGCGACGACAAGGTCAACGAACTGCGGATCTGGCAAGACCTCGTGAGCTCCGACGGCTGGCACAAGTTGCTGGAGCACTACAAGGCGATCTGGGTGGAGAAGTTAGGCGATCACATCGCGGCGTGCGCGAACGACAACGACGACACGGCGGCGCTGAACAAGCTCCGACAGGTGGTGGCGGCGAAGCGGGCGGTCGACCAGATGCTGGCGTTTCCGAGTGAGCGGCTGCGGTTGCTACGGCCGGCGCCGGAACCGGAAGGGCCGACGTCGATGCGACGAGGGGGCGTATGAGCTGGGCTGACTGGGCCATCTTTGGGCTCGCGTGTGTCGTGGGTGTGGTGATCGCGGTGGCGGTCATTCGGATTGTGAGCGCGCCATGAATCTCCGACCGTTACACGATCGCGTGCTGATCAAACCGGAGAAGAACCCGGAGCAGACCGAGTCGGGCCTGTGGCTGTCGGAGCACGGGAAACCGGAGCAGACCGGGACGGTGGTGGCGGTGGGGCCGTGTGAGCATCCGAAGTTGGCCGAAGTGCAGGGGTGGGTCGATGGACGCTGCTGCGATTCGCCGCCGCAGGCGTGTCCGTGCCGTGAATGTGACACCGGCCGGCTGTTGCTGTCGCTCGTGCGCCCTGCTCCGCTCGTGAAAATCGGCGACTACGTGGTGTTCTCCTGGGCCTCCGGTCAAGAGATCCATGTGGACGACGAGAAGTATCTGCTGATGCGTGAATCCGACATTCTGTGTGTGCTGGACCCGGAACCTGAGATCGAGGCTGTGCCTGTATGAGTGAAGCTCTGACGAACGTCGAAGATGAGGCGCCCGAGTCACAAACGGCGGCGCCCGAACAGACGACCGACACCGCCGCGCCCGAACAACAGCAAGTAGAGCCACAGGCGCAGCCGGCGGAAGTCGAAGCCGTCGAAGTAGGCGGGCAGAAGTATGTCCCGCTCTCCGCGCTGCTCGAGACGCGCCGCGAAGCGAAGTCGCTGAAGGAAGCCGCGTCCCGCGTGCAGCAGGCCGAGGCGTGGATCGCGCAGGCGCAGCCCTACGTGCAGTTCCTGCAGGCGAATCCCCACCTGATGCAGCAACAGCAGACGCAGG